AATGCGCCAGACTAATGAACATTCCATCTTATTATTTGGATGCAGCAACAAACTCAATGACTTACTCAAATGTTACAGCTGAACGCAGAGCCCTTTTGGATTTCTCACTTCGACCACTATTAACAGCAATTGAACAACGCCTATCAATGGATGATGTGACAGTGCGTGGACAATATGTTGAATTTGATTTGGATGACTTCTTACGAGGCGATCCATTAACAAGGGCAGATGTGTACTCTAAACTAATTCCTCTAGGAGTACTCACAGTTGACGAGGCACGCGAGGAAGAAGACCTGGTGAGATAATGGAAATTAAATTTAACTCAGACATACTAACAGCAAACACATCCAAACGAGAAATCACAGGAATCATTGTTCCATTTGGAAAACCTGGCTTAACTAACTTTGGCAAGGTTGTATTTGAACAAGGATCATTGAAACTTGGCGAAGATGTGAAATTGTATGAAGATCATGACATGAATAAAGTTCGTGGCAGAATGATTGAACACGAAGTTACACCAATTGGAATCATAGGCAAATTTAAAGTTGCCAGAACCTCAGCTGGTGATGATGTGTTAGCACTTGCACAAGATGGGTTGAAATCCGGATTGTCAATTGGCGCAAGCATTGATCAATACGAAAACAAAGAAGATGAAATTTATGTGAAGTGATGAACAAACAAACCAAACCGAAAGTGAGGTCACTTCAATGGCAAATCCAGAAGAAGTAACTCCAGTGGTCGAAACTGCGCCAGAAGTTGCAGTTGAAGCCTCTAAAGCAGTACAAGCACCAGTTGCTTATGCAAAACCACGCGTGAACACAAATGTTACTGCTGGTGAATATGCAAAAGCACAATTCAATGCATTAAGAGGAAACTCAGATGCACGCGATCTAGTTGCAGCAATTGATGCAGCAACAACAACCGAAAACATCGGAGTTGTACCACCAACATACCTACGCGATTTGATCGGCATCATTGATAACTCAATGCCATTTGCTGATTCATTAGAGCAAGGTGTATTACCTGCAAGTGGAATGAAATTCTACCGACCAGTTATTGGAACACAAGCAACCACAGCAGTTACAGCAGAAGCAGTTGAATTTGATTCAACAGACACAACAATTACTTCAAAAGAAATTGATGTTGTTAAAATTGCTGGCGCAAACAAAGTATCAGTTGAACTTCTTGACAGAAGCGACCCTGCATACCTAGATGTGTTATTGCGTGAACTTGCAGCATCATGGGCTCAAAAAGCAGATGCTTATGCATTCTCAATTGCTTTAGCAGCACCAGGAACTTCAACTGGTGGAACATTATACGCAGCAATTGCTGATGGTATTGCAGATTCATATGCAGTACTTCGCAAAACTCCTAACAGATTCCTTGCAGACACAGGAAACTTTGCAGAGTTACTTGCAGCAGTAGATGGTTCACAAAGACCACTATTCGCAGCAGCAGCACCACAAAACGCAGCAGGTCTAATGACCCAAGGCTCAACAGCAGGAACAATCGCAGGATTGGGATTAGTTGTTGATCCAAACTTTGACACCGGAACAGGCGTTAAAGGAGTTGTTTATTCATCTGATGCAGCAACAATGTACAAATCAAGTGCATTCCAATTGCGCACCAATCAAGTCTCGACTGGTGAAGTTGAGATCGGAATATACGGATATGTCGCCACATGTGCGAAGTATCCAACTGCATTCCGTAATTTGACTGTTGCTTAATTAGCGACCAAAGAGTTGCCTGGCAGGTTAGACCCCTGTCCTGCCAGGTAACACCCACACGAAAGGTAAGACATGGCATCAATAATCACACCAGCAGAATTACGATCTGCACTCAATGGTGTTAGTTCAACTTTGTATTCTGATGCCGTATTGACAGAAATTATTGACACAGCCGAATCAGTTGTCGGCAATTTATTAGTTAAATGGAACGCACCAATTGATAAACATTATTCTGAAAGTGCAACATTAAGTACATTGCACACAACCAAACCACACAAATTTTACAAAACACAAACAGTTGCAATTGAGGGTGTTGAAGCACACATTAACGGCAACAAAACAATTGCTGAAATAGTTGATGATTTTACATTCAAAATAACAACCACAAGCGCACCAGTTCACACTGATTGGCGCAATGTAATACCAAACGGCCTTGCAGCAGAAAACGATTTATCGCAATATGCAGATGTTGCACCTGTTGAATCAGCAGTACTAACAGTTTCACTTGATGTATTCAAAGCACGCACATCAGCAGGATCAGTTCAACAGGGACTTGATTTTGTGCCACAACCTTACATCCTAGGCCGTACAATCCAAAACAGAATTGTTGGAATGCTTGGCGCATACATTGATGTTGAGGCGTTAATCGGATGACATTAGCAACACTACGCGCAAACCTTAAAACAGCCATTACATCAAACAGCGTATATTCAGTTGTTGATTTTGGTGCAGAAATTGTTACAACTCCAAGCATCATGATTTTGTCATCTGATCCATGGCTTGAGCCAGTAACACTTGGAAACAATAAGGCTTGGCGTGTCAGATATGTATTAGAATTAGTTGCAGCACCAAATACAAACCCTGGTGCATTAGTACAACTTGAAACAATGGTTGGCACAGTCCTGCCATTGATTCCACAATCTTGGCAGATACTCTCAGTTTCCAGCCCAAGGATACGACAGGCGAATAGCAATGATGTTTATTCGGTTGAAGTGTCAATTACAACAATATACAATCCATAAGAAAGGAAAGACAAAATGCCAACATCAGTATTTACAGGTAGAAATATTGCACTGACCTACAAGGCAGTGAATTATGATGACCAAATTACAAGTGCAACAGTTACATTAGATGATCCAAACGGACAAGTGCAAACCTTGAATGGATTAGTTGATTATGTAATTGACAAAGAAGTTGGAACAGTAACACTTGAAATCCTGCAAGATTGGGGCGTTGCAAGTGGCTTCTGTGACACATTGTGGACAGATGCAGATACAAATCCAACCACAACACAAGCAATGACATTAGCAATCAACGGCAAAACAATGACATTGACTGTACTTCCAAAAAGACCAGATTTTGGTGGAACTGCACCGGATGCATTAACTGTTACAGTATCAATGCCAATCCGATCAGTATCAATAGCGTAACTATCGAACAGGGGTCACCTAATGTTTAAGATACAAATAGAATGGACACTTGCAAATGGAAAGTCCTACGAAGAATGGACTATTCCATGGGAAATTGCACAGGCTGAAAAAGAAACTAAAACATCTTTCATTGAGTCTTTCAAAAAAGAATTACCACCAAGCCTGGAACAACAATTCTGGCTTGCATACCAGATGCAAAAACGAATCAGTGATAAACCAATTGGTCGCTTTGAAGATTGGCGATCACAAGTTGTTCACATCAATTCAAAGGACTTTGCAACAACAAATTTTACACAGCCGGAAGCATAGAACGCACTTTGATAGAACTGGCAATTGTTTCGCGCCAGCCATTGTCAGAGTTCAAAACGCTTTCGGCAGAGCAGGTATCAACAATTGCAGATGTGGTGAGTAAATATCATGGCAACTAGGCCTTTTGAAATTAAAATTGCTGACAAAGATATCAAAGCCATATTAAGTACTTTCAAAAACATGGATGATATTGCAAAAGAAGATATGAAAAAAACATCAAGAGATATTGCTAATGATGCAGCATCTGCCATTGGTTCAGCATTGCAAGCAACTAAACAAGGCCAAGCACTTGCAAGATCAATTAAAGTTTCAAACAGTTTCAAACGAGGCCCAGTGATTAGCATTGGTGGGGATAATCCAAAACTTGCAAATGGTACATCAGTAGGTGCAATTGCACTTGGTGTTGAATTTGGTGCATATCAAGACAGAAAACGCAAGAGAAAAGGCAAATCAACTGATTATGTTGGTTACAGACAATTTCAACCAAGATCACCACGCGAGGGCAGAGGCAATGCCGGTTACTTTATATTTCCAACACTCAAAGCATTGCAACCTTATATAACCAAAAGATGGGTTGATGAAGTTGATAGAATAAGACGAGAATGGCGCGAAAGGAATTAACATGGCAGATATTAGAACACTGAAACTGCAATTACTTGCAGACACAGCGCAATTCTCAACTGGCTTAAATAAAGCATCAACAGATACACAATCATTCACTGCCAAAGTAGATAAGATTGTTGCAACAGCAGCCAAAGCATTTTTGGGACTTGCAACAGCAGTTGGCACAGCAGCATTTGCAATTGGTATCAGTGCCGTCAAAGCAGCCATTGAAGATGAAAAAGCCCAGGTTAGCCTGGCTCAAACTTTACGGAATACAACTAAAGCAACAGATCAACAGATTGCAGCCACTGAAGATTATATTGATGCCACTGCCAGAGCAACAGGCATTGCAGATGATCAGTTAAGACCATCATTGGATCGTTTGGTCAGATCAACTCAAGATGTCACTAAAGCACAAAAACTTCAACAACTTGCATTAGACATTGCAGCCGGTACAGGCAAAGACTTAGCAGCAGTCACAGAAGCCCTAGGCAAAGCCTATGACGGCAATCTAGGTGCATTAAAGCGTATCGGTGTACCACTTGATGAAAACATAATTAAGACTAAAGATTTTGATGCAGCAGTCATTGCATTGTCAAATACATTTGCAGGACAGGCAGCAGCAGCAGCCGAAACATTTGCAGGAAGAATGCAAAGAGTTCAAATTGCAGTTGATGAAGCCAAAGAACAAATTGGATTTGCTTTACTACCATTTATGGAAAAACTTGCAAAGTTCACAACAGATAATTTAGTTCCAGCACTTGAGGGCTTAGTTAATGGATTGACTAGAAGTGGCAAACAAGGATTGACTAAAGCATTTTATGATGCTGGTACTGGTGCAGTGACATTTGGTTATGATATGGAATCTACTGAGGGTTCAGCATATTTACTTGGTGAGCAATTAAGAGATTTAGGTGACGCAATAGGCAAACTGTTACAAATTGATCCAAGCACTGGTGAAAGTTCATTGATTAAATTGATTGATTCATTTACAACACTTATTGGAAAGATTGAAGCAGCAGTTGCAGCATACGAAAGATTCAAAGAATCATTTATTGGTGGTGCTTTGATAGACATTTCAACTGCACCAATTAGAGCAGCAGGACAATTAGCACAAGGTGATGTTCGAGGTGCAGTTACTGTTGTAAATAACTTTGGCGCAACCAATTCAAAAGCACAAGCCAAAACAGTAGTTAAATCAATTAACAACGCTGCAAAGGCTGGCACTGTCAATAAGTTTGTCAAACCAATGATTCCAGGTAGATAATCGTGCCTTGGTCACCAAACGCCACAGTTAAAATCAACGGCACAGCCGTCACCAATTACACACTTGAGGGTGTGCAAATTAGTATGGGTCGTGATGATGTACAACAACAATCATCAGCAGGATTTGCCACAATTGATTTCTTAAACCTGCCATACACAGATGTTGAAATCTTTGACACAATACAAGTCACATTAGATAACTTCACAGGTGTTGATACAACAATCTTTACAGGCTTAGTCACAGATGTTTCAGTTTCAGTGCTTGATGCTGGCACAACAAACACATTTATCACACAGATCAGTGCATCTGGTGGGTTATCAGAACTTGCAGCCAAAGAAGCAAACCTGGTTGGTTATGCTGAGCAAAAAGATGGTGACAGGATTGTATCTGTTATCACTGACACTTTTGGCCTTAAATGGAATGAATTACCTGCAACACAAGTTTGGACTGATTACACAACTGAGACTTGGGATTCATTGCTTGGTGTTGATATTTCATCAATTGATACACCTGGCACATATGATCTGTTCAGTTCACTTGCAACACCAGAACCATTGAATGCTTTGAATTATGTTCAGATTGTTGCAGATTCAGGATCAGGTTATATTTATGAGACAACATCTGGTGGAATTGGTTACCAGGATCAGGATGCACGCGCAGATTATGTGTCAGCAAATGGCTTTGTGGATATATCCAAAAACTTTATTTTGGCAGATGGCATCAGCGTAACAACATCCCGAAATGACATTATCAATGATGTGATCGTTGTTTATGGTGCAGCAGAAGATGCAGTACAAACAGAGGAATTGGATTCAATTAGCCAGTACGGCAGAGTCACACAAACAGTTCAAACATTCTTAAAGAATCAAACAGATGCTGAAACTTTGGCAGATCGTCTAGTGCTTTTGAATGCTTATCCTCAACCAGTTATCCAGGGCATTCAAATACAGATTGATGCCCCAACTATGACTTCATCATTGCTTAATTCACTTGTTGGTGTATTCTTTGGTATGCCGGTATCAGTTACAGACTTTCCTGCACTTCTATATCCAAATCAGTTTTTTGGATATGTGGAAGGGTGGGAATGGGATATTGACAGGTTCACTGCACGATTGACTTTGAATGTGTCAGACTTTACATTCTCAGCAGTTCCAGTGGCGTGGCAAGATGTATTTGCCGGTGAAATCTGGAGTACAATAGATCCATCACTACAATGGCAAGATGCCTTATTAGGAGTCAATTAACACATGGCCACAACTACACCAAACTATGGCTGGACAGTTCCAACTTCAGGAGATCTGGTCAAAGATGGCGCAACAGCAATTGAGACTTTAGGTGATGCAATTGATGCATCCATGAACACAGCCCTTGGCACAAAAAAAGCCGGGATGGTATTACTTAATACAACTAGTTTTAGTGCAGTAAGTTCTCAATCTATAAATGATGTTTTTAGTGCAACTTATGACCATTACAGAATTATTT